CAACAAAAGAACTATTAAATCATGTAAAAACTCTCCCCTCATTTAAAGGCTTTCCAAAAGATTATTGGATACTTGGAATACAATCTAATGAAGATTTATATAATCATTTTGATGATAAATTCTATTTATTTTTTGGGAGGAAGTTTATAATGGTAACAACAGGTACTACTAATGCTGGTACTACTGGATTACATAACTATGAAAAATATAGTAAGGATGGTGTTTTAATTGTTAAGACAAATGAGTGGTACTATGGGCTCTGGAAGTTTGGATTACACAGAGGAAGAATGCCAGCTTTAAAACAAATCAGACCAATCAAATATTTCAGAGATTGGAATAAGAATAAAAAGGTTGAGGAAATAGGCAAGATGTATGAGGGCATACGTGGAATTAATTTTCACACTGTCACCTATCAGAAAGCTATGAACTTAATCCGAAAATTAATTGGTGGCTGGAGTGTTGGCTGTCAAGTGATTAATAATGTAAGAAAATATTTTGAAATCTTAGACCTAGTTAAAGGTCAGAAAGATGTAACTTATTGTTTAATAAAAGAATTTTAATATGAGAGTAGAGATACAAAGAAACGAAACAAGCCAGCCTATTGTCTACGAGACAATAGAGAATGCTTATACTAAAGGACCCATGTACTGTGTAATGTTTATAAAAGATGGAGCACGTAAAACACATAAATATCCTTTATGTTCCTTGTTTAGGGTGATTGAGGAGTATAATAAATCTAAAAGATAATATGGCATACCTATTTATAGTATCAGAAAAAACAGTATTTCCACATGCAGAGACTTTGTTGATTAGTCCTTTCAAAGATATTTGGGAGAGAGACAAAGACAAGAAAAAAGTCAATGCCTTAGAGGAGCTAGCTTATGTAGAGTTTATGACCTCAATGAAAAAGAGTAATCAATATAGACAGTACCCTGAAAGTCAAAAAGAAGGTAAAGTAAGGGCTGCTGTTATTACAAGAGAACATTGGGAACCTGATGAACTGATTAAGCAAGCAATGCATAAGATAATTCAATTCCAACAAGAAGCATCTACAACCTATAACTATTATATGGCTGCAAAGAAAGCTGCAGAGAAAATGCAGAACTTCTTCTTAGAGGTGGATATCAATGCAGTAAATGAGAAGACAATGAATCCTTTGTATAAACCAAGGGATATAACAGCAGCTCTGAATGACACAGAGAAAGTATTGAGCAACCTAAAGAACTTAGAGAAGAAAGTAGAAGAAGAGTTGTATGAAGAAACAAAGAATAGAAGTAATAAAGAAATTTCATTCTTTGCTAATCCTGAAAGTTTAAATTAATGGGAGTACTAGACCTATTAGTATTAATATTACTACTGCTCATAGTGGGTGGTGACCAAAGAGAATAGATGGTAGATGAAACATACATCACTGGTAAGGTTGATGCAGTAAGAAACCCTAGTGGTGACTGGGTAAATACTCAGGTATTTAGGGAAGCTGGTAACCATTACATGAAGCATAATTATTATGTTGCAGACCCCTGGGGCACACCTGACTGGGTATCTTATTGGAAAAATGAGAGAACTAAGTCAATGAAAGGTGTTACCATTGGTGGCTCTAGGATTACAGGAGAACATTATAACTACCTCAACTATACACCTATTAAAAAGGTAGGTGCGATTAGAGGAAACAAAGCAGACAAGATTACAGGGTTTCCTGACTTTTGGGATGGAGACTACAACTACTTCTGGATTAGGCAGATAGCCAGGTATGGAGTAATAGACATGCTCCTTGAAGATGAAGAAAAGGAGTTGGTCTTAAAGATGGACGATAAAGCTCAGGCTCTCAAGATGAAAGAATTATTTGAGAGCTTGAATCTTTTTGTGCAGATTGAGGAAGGTTTTCTAGGTGGAGGATTTAATCTTATTGTAGGTAAGAGTAGACGTAAAGGATATTCCCTAAAGGCTGCTGCAATTGGCTCTAATGCTTACTTCACTAAACCCAACAAACTTATTATATATGGTGCCCATGATAAAAAATACCTATACCCAAATGGTATTTTTGGAATGACCTACAACAACATTAACTTCATCAATGCTAACACTGGTTGGGCTATGCCCTCTGATGTTATTGATAGGTTAGGTTCTGGTCACATTAAGGCATCATACATTCAATACAAGAATGGAATAAAATTAGAGAAAGGTTTCAAGTCTGAGATTATGGCTTTAACCTTTAAGGACAACCCAGATGCTGCCAGGGGTAAGGATGCTGAAGAAGTATTCTTTGAAGAATCAGGAGCATTTGGTACACCTGGATTATTGAAAGATTCCTATAAAGCAACAGAAGATTGTGTAATGGCAGGGGCTATCAAGACAGGTATGATTACAATCTTTGGTACTTCTGGAGATATGGAAGGTGGTACTTATGATTATGCTGACATGTTTGGTAGACCACAAGCCTTTGGTTTACTGCCATTTAAGAATATATGGGATGAGAATCAAATAGATATGAATGTAGGATTCTTCCATCCAATCAACTGGAACATGGAAGGATTCTATGATAAGCACGGTAACTCAGATAAAGAAGGAGCTAAAAATGTAGAGATTAAGATTAGAGAAAATCTTATCAAGCATGGTGCAACCTCAACAGAGATACAGTCTAGAATGCAAGAGAAACCTCTTGGACCTAGTGAAGCTTTCTCTGCCATATCTGTAAACACATTCCCTGTCCTAGAACTGAAGAGACAATTACAACTAGTAAAAGGTAAAGGTTGGCAAATGTCAAAAGGTACTCCTGTCAACATGTACTATAAGGATGGCAAAGTAATTGCTGAGCCAATCATGGATGGGACAGCCAAACCAGTTACAAGTTATTATAATGTACCCACTGATACAAGAGGGTGTCCAATGATTTATGAACAACCTATTGCAAATCCTCCAGTTGGATTGTATAAGATTGGTTATGACCCTATTAGACAAGATGAAGGAACCTCACTAGCTTCCATCATAGTTTATAAGAGTGCCCACAGAGGTACACAACACTCTGACATAGTTGTGGCTGAATATATAGGCAGGTTAGAAACTCCATCAGATATTGACAGGATTGCAGAAATGTTTGCAGACCTCTATGGAACTAAAATCATGTACGAGAATGAAGTTACTGGTGTTAAAACCTACTTCCAAAGAATTAAAAGATTGCATTTACTTGCAGCTCAACCTGACAGAGTAATTAGTAAGAACATAAAAAACTCTAGAGTTGCTAGGGTATTTGGTTGTCACATGAATGGACAACTTAAAGATGCAGGAGAGAGATATGTAAAAGAGTGGCTACTTACTGTGTTAGACTATGATGAACATGGTGCAGCAATCAGAGTGATAGATAAAATTTATTCTATCAGGTTGCTTGAAGAGCTAATCGCATACAACAGAGCAGGGAACTTTGATATGGTTTCTTCACTGTTTATGTGCATGTTTCAAATACAAGAAGAAGAGCTAGGAAAGGTGTATGATGAGAAGGATAAACATAAAAATGCAAAAAAACTTCTTGAAATGCGTCGAAAAATGTATAAAAAGCGTTAACTTTGTAAAAATTATGAATATGAATCAATCAATTAAGAGAGCTGTCAACGAAAGATTAAGCTCAGCAGCCAAGAATGCAGACAAGCAAGCATGGTATAAAGAAAAAGCCAATACACTTAAAAATGACCACAACTCTCTTAGAGAATCTTATGGTCATGTCTCGGATTACAAGAGAATGATGGTTAACTACAATCTCTTCAACAACATTATAGACCTAAAGGATTTTGAATATGTCTGTAAACCATTTGGTTCTGAGCAAGGTGAACTTCCTGCATCTATGGTAAACCGTGATATATCCTCAGGTAAGTTGAAAGCTCTGTTTGGTATGGAGATGAAGAGACCAAACTCCTGGAAGACAATTGCTGTTAATCCAGAAGCTACTACTAGAAAAGAGCAGGAAGCTATGGGCAGATACAGAAACTTTGTTGTATCTGAGATAACTGGTCCAATTAGAAAACAGATTGAGACGAGAATTGCTCAGGAGAATTCTGGCAAAGAACTCACAGCTGAAGAGCAACAACAAGTTGCAGCAAGGATAGACCAGGAACTTAATTCCCAAACTCCTCTAGAAACAAAGAAATATATGGAGCGTGAGCACCAAGACCCAGCTGAGGTTATGACACATCAGCTCTTGGAATACATGATTCAGAAGACAGATATCAAAAGAAAATTTAATGAGGCATTCAAACACCTTAGCTTATCAGCCAAGGAGTGTATGTATGTAGGTATCCTTAATGGAGAGCCTCAGGCATGGAATGTAAACTCATTACGCATACATACTAAAAGGTCAAGTATCTCTCCTTTTATAGAAGATGGAGAAAGTATGTCTGTAAAGTATAAAATGACACCATCAGAAATCTTACAACATTTTGGAGATGAATTAACAAATGAAGAAATAGATAGAATCTACTCTGCTTATATAGATGATAACTCAGGTGAAGACTTATTTGAGTTGGCAGAAAGAGTTGATGAAGATGGTGAGTATAGAGACTATGCAAATATTGATGTACACCACTGTTTATGGAAGTCCCTTAGAAAGATGGCATTCTTATACTATACAGGTGCAGATGGGGCAGAAGCTGTTATGATAGTTGATGAGACTTATAAGCTTAACCCAGATGCTGGTGACATTAGAATAGAATTTGAATGGTTACCTGAAAGTTATCAGACTTGGATAATCCTCGATGATATCTACGTTAACATGGAACCAATCCCAGGTCAGTTCAAAGATATTGACGACCTCTATAATTGTAAATTCCCATACTATGGAGTGTACTTAGATGATATGAACTCAGTTCCTACTTCACCTATGGATAGACTAAAGGTTTATCAGTACTACTATAATATTGTAATGTATCGATTAGAATTACTTCTTGCCTCAGATAAAGGTAAGAAAGTTATGATGAACATTAATGCTATCCCTGACAGTGCAGGTATAGATATGGAGCAATGGACATACTTCTTTGAGAGTTCACCATTTATGTGGTTTAACCCAAATGAAGAAGGAACAGGATATAATGATGTAAATACAATGGCTAAGACCATAGATTTATCATTAGCCTCTGACATTGCAAAGTATATTGAATTCGCTGAATATCTTAAAAGACAAGCTGGAGCCTCAATAGGTATTCCAGAAAGTGTTGAAGGTCAGGCTGATGCTAATCAAGCTGTGGGTACTAACAGACAGAACCTTGTACAGACCTCAAATATCTTAGAACCATTCTTTGATATACACGCTACCTTTAAAAGAAATGTATTGGTTGCTCTTATAGAGACAGCCAAGATTGCTTATGCTGGTAAGAATTCAGTAAAGCTTTCTTATGTATTAGATGATATGTCTATGAAAATGCTAGAGTTAGATGTAGACTTACTACAAGCCTCTAGAATTGGACTGTTTGTTGCTAATGCTACCAAAGCTACTGAAGCTGTGGATAACATTAAGCAATTGGCTCATGCAGCTATGCAGAACCAAAAAGCAGAGCTATCAGACATTATGGCTGTCCTTAGAACTGAAGGAGTAGTAGAAGCTGAAGAAACTCTTAAAGTGGCTGAGAAGTCACGTAAAGCTGACGAAGCTGCTATTGAACAGAACAGAGGCAAGCAGGCTCAAGAACTTGAGAAAATGAGACAAGATGGCTTAGATAAGCTACACAAGAATGATAAAGAGCTTGTTGTTCTTAAGGAAGGTGAAAGACGTAAAACTGTTATTGCTCAATCAGCTATTACAGGAATGTCCTTCAATCCAGATGCTGATGCAGATAATGATGGAGTAAATGACTTCCTTGAAGTTGCCAGAGATGGAGTGAAAGCTGACATTGAAAGAAGCAAAGCACAGCTAGACCGTGAAAAAT